CCGCTACCCCAGCTGCTTGTGCACTCTCTGTTGCCAACTTCAATGCCTTATCAAGGCTTTCTTTGTTAGCCTCAACCTGCTTCAATATTCCAATCTTAGCGTGCTTGATGAGTGTTAATGACTGCAAGTAGCTACGTCCAAAAATCGTACCACCCTCGACATAAAGAAACTTTGCATCTGTCGGTATCTTAAGTGTAACCTCTGTGTTCGCAGAGATAGAAGTTGGCTTGTTTTCTCCTGCAAAAAGAACATCCTCTCCGTTTCTTTTATTTTCAATAGACTTCAAGAACGCAATCTTTACCACATTCTCTGAATGTCCTATTAATTTAACAGCATCGTAACCATCTACGTTAATCATGAAGTGGATATACGTCCCGCCTATATTTATCCATTTAAGAGGAAAAATTTGTCCCTTTTCCTCTTTTTCCTGTGTAAACTCATAAGGTGTGACAACCTCTTCTTTTCCAACAATAGACTCCTCTAACTTAGATACAGCCTTAACAGCATCGGTGTTTTCTCGCACTTTGTCATCAAGTCCTTTAATGGCATCCGATACCGCTTTTTGCGACATCACTTTTGTTGCACTGTCGCCTGCCTCTTGTGCAATAGGCAGAGCTGCGACCGCTTGCTCAATAGCTTGCTTACTTGCATTCAACTTCTCCTTGACTGCATCGACGGCTTTTTCCATCTCATTAATCTGGTCGATACCCTCGATAGCATCTGCGACACCCTCGAAGGCACTACCAACACGCTCGGCAGTGTTACCACCGATAGCAGTCTCATTTTTAATCACTCTCGCCAGCTGGCGCAATTCTTCAACCTTAGACATTTAATTTAATCTCCTATAGCATGAAACCTTATTCTTGTACCCCTTACAGGGTTAATATCTTCTTTCTCTGTTGCCTTGATATAGGCTAAACAACTGCTTAAGTATGTTTCTGCTGCGTTCATAGCATCATCATATAAGCGTACTCTATTCTTATCATTCTCTCTGCTTGCGTAACTGTCGTTATGCTGCATTAAGCCTGTACGTGTTAACATACCTCCATCTACCATCACCATGTGAGCGTAGACGAAATATGCTACGGTAGTCTGTAAGCCTACACATTGTTTCAGCTTACCGCACTTATCGTTATATTCTCCTCCTTCAAGCAGAATTTTATTCCTACTATCCTCTGGGTCGTTAATCAGTTTCTTAAAACGCTCTAAACCAATAGCAGGTATAATCTTTATCTCCTCGCACTCTCTGACGAATGTCATTACATCGCCCTCGTCGATATGCTTAGATGTCGGTCTTGCGAGTTCCTTGAATCGCTCAACCGAAAGAATGTGTTTACTCTCCATTACTCTTATTGTTACTCTCCGCTGCTACATACTTTAGCGGACGAATTGAGAAGTTCTGCGGCATAGTCTTATCGAACCAATGAGCGAAAACGCTATTAAATACACGCTCGATAAAACGTTGCTCGTTCGTAACCTCACCTGCATAATATCCGTAGGCATCTTGCATCACGTTACCAGAGAAACCGAGCTTACCGATACGGATAGAGTAGAATAACTCTTGGTGGAACTGCGCGTAAATGCGCTCTACGACACTCTCATCGGTCGTTGCAAACTCTTTATCGAAGTTCCTTGTCGGGAACGGAACAACCTCTGGTTTGTCCTCGTCATTCTCTAATTCGATATAGAGTATCTTAGACCCTCGAGTGTCGCCCTGAAATGCTGTCAAGTCCTCATCGCTAATCATCTGACGTTCCTCTGTATTGCCGTTTTCGTCAATATGTGCTCCCTTCTTAGCGACAAGCATGCAAGCAACAAGGAAGTTATTACGAACGTTTCGGTACTTGATATTACCTAATCCCTCATCGGTGCTAATCTCTGTAATAGCAGCATCATAGATTGGCGTTGGGTATTGGTATTTTCCATCCGTTGACACCCATAACACCTGACCGTTATAGCAGTCAATACCTCCGCAGTCCTCAATCTCTTTCATCACGACAATAGGATCGGGATTGAATACATTAAACTTCTTGATATGCTTATCATCAAGATACTCTGTCTTTCCGTTCTTCGTTCTCTTTCCCTTCCAATCGACGTGCTGCAAGATATGCGATACCACGCCAGCATCGTCCGTCTCCTCTAATCTGCATTGCTCAAATGGCATGAAGTTAACCTCTGCCATCTGACCAAGAACATTATAGTTAATATGAAGAGCGAAGCCTCCGAAGCGTGCAACATCATCAGACACTTGTCGAAGCATATCGTCCATAGTATCACCATATCTATTCACCTTCCACGCAGACAGATTTTCATCATTGAAGCCGAAACCCTCAATGAACTTCTTGTATCTGTCAAGACATAGCTGTGCTGTTCCTGATGCGCTTGTGATAGCCATCAAGTTCTGTGGATAGAGATTATCGTCTCCATAGCTCTGTAGGTGAAAGTTCTGTTTGTACTTAACCTCTACACGTGTGTCTGGCTTTTTTGCCGTTTTTACGTTCATCTTCGCCCTTCCTATTGATTACTTACCTTTCTTCTTGGTGTTGTCGCCCTCGTTCTCTGTCACGCTACCATCGTCGTTGGTGTTGTCGCCCTCAGAAGGTAACTGCTGGAATAACTCTACCTGCTCAGGGTATTGCTCTAAATATGCAGATGCAACCTCGTCTGTGAGATTGTCATTGCAATATACTTGACCATCATTGAAGTTAGGGCAGCAAATGATAGCACCAGCCTTCAATCTATAATTACACTTTTCAGCCATTTTTCCGTTCTTCTTAAGATAAACATAAACCTCTATCAACGCATCATGATAGCACTGCTGGCATGATGTCGGTACAAAGCTCTTACCAAGTACCTCGTAATAGAGTTCTTCGATACTCTCTTTATCAGAGTTGCTGAAGGGACTATCATAACGCCCCTTCAGTTCCTCAATCTTAGTATATGCTTCTTCTACTGTCATGCGTGAGTTTCAGTAAGCAATGCCTTGTACTGTGTTTCAGTAGTTTTGGCATCCGTGTTAAAGTAGAATAGCGCAGATTTTGGCGCATTCTCCTCCTTGAGAGTGACAAGCCAACCGCCATCTGTGTCGTCGCTATACTTCTCGTTCACGATCTCCGTAGAGTGCAAGCCCTGATAGTAGCCGTACACCTGATATTCCGCCTTTCCATTCTCTCCCTTGTGAGCATTACGCAACACAAGAACAAATGTACCATTAGCAAGTCCATCAATGATGTTTTGTGCCACCTCTGGACTGTTGTCAAGCACCGCAATAGGGATTTCGTTATTGAATGTATTACGATACTTACCTGTAGCAAGGGAAGTCTTCAAGCCTGTATAAGGTGTTGCTCCCATCTGAACGACAGAATAACCCTTCTTGCCTGTCTTCAAGATAAGCTGCTTGATGATGTTCTTGCTGTCCGCATCGAATACTGACTGTGAAAAGTCAATATCATTACGATTGATGATAACACCATCCGCCTCCATTCCCTTTACTAAAGGGTTTTCACAGTTCGCCTCAATACTCTTAGCGATGATTGATTCACAAATTCCTGCCATAATTCTGTCCTCCTAATTAGTAAGCTGCGTGAATCATATCGTCCTCAACGACGTTTGTACCGATACGACCAGCAGCATAAATGAAGTTACTACGCTCCTTCTTGTCGAAGAAGATATCAAGGTTACTCAGCAGACCATCGGCATCAGTAGCAACACGTAACTGATTGATGTTAGCATATACTGCACGGTATGGCTTGTTCCACTTGGTACCTGTGTTCTCGTAGCTGTTGATAATGCTATCCCAAACGTTCACACGTGCTACCTTCACACCGTCATACTCGGCGATGTCGAGACCGTCGAAGATAGTATTCCAAGGCATAATCTGCTTGTAGGTTCTCTTCACGTCATACGCAAGAGCATCAGCAAGACCACGTGAGAGCATGATGACTGCCTCACTATCTCCAGTGATACGAGCGTCAGCATTCATACGCATAGCGTCGATAATGCCAGTCGCAACACCTTCCTTGAGGATAGCTGCCTTCTGGTCTGCATAAGAAGTCTTCTTGTTAGCTTCGATAGCTGTGAGCTGTGCTTCCTTAGCTGTACAGATTGCAAAGATTTTCTTCCACAAACCATCGGTAACGTTGAACAACTCCGCATCTGTTCCAGTTGTCAGAACGCCACCGCCTGCGATATCCTTTGCGTCCTTGTCGCCAAACCAGCCATAACGCCAGATAAGACGCTTCAACATACGTTCAAGACGTGGGCGAAGAATCTCGTTCATAATCTCCGTACTTGTCAAGTCCTGAATGTCAGTGCCACCCTTGAGGTAATACTCGCCCACAGTACCCTTGAAGTCCTCATAACATACCTTGATAGGTGTACTCCAGTCTCCGAGTTCCCAACGCTTCTGAGAGTTCTTGACACCAATCTCCTTGTAGGTAGGGTTACAGCCCGCACCCTTAACACCAATATCGTTAATCTCTCCGATAAGGGCGAGTGGGTCACCGTTATGTACCTTCATAAGCTTGGTGAATCGCTGGAAGTCCTCATCCTGCTCAATGGTCATAGGGATGAGTTCTTTCAAATCTCTTACATCCTCATTATTGAATGTGATGTTTTCCAAAAACTTTGTCATTTCCTTATAATCTTTTAGTTATACACTCTTTGTCTTACTTCTTCTTG